AGTTTGACCGTTTCTTGTAATCTGTAGGACTCTATATTCATCAGAAATAGGACCAACAATTCTGTTTTCCTCAACCCTTGCCTGAATCTGGTCAGTTGCTGGATCTCCAGAAGTATCAGGAATTGTAGCAAACGCTTTAGATATCTTCTGATAATATATGTCTAAGTCTGTTCTTGAAAGTATATTAGGAACAGCAGAATAATCTGCATTAGGAACAGTTCCTTGTGAAATAAGAGATGATAATGGATTTAAACCATCAGCAAACTCAAAACATGTAAGTCTATGATGTGAATACTTAGGTGGTAATGTCTCTACACTATCAGGTTTAAAATATACACCTTCTTCTGCACCATCAAAGAATGAGAATTGCCAGAAGTAAGTACCACCAGTTACTTTGAAGATTGCGGTTCTTGCAGGTACTTGCTCTTCTGTGTTTATACCTTTAGCAGCGTATGTTGTAGGATAAGGAACATACTTTGGAATTATTTTAGTTCTTCTAAGGTCAGTACCAACAACAGAACAACCTCTAGGTACAATGACACCACCTTCAACGGAGTTGTATTTGTATAGTACATTATTAGGGGATGTTAAGTCTAGGTTGGAATTAGCGTCAATAGGAGCAACGTTTGTATATAATACATCACCAGGTCTGTTATCAATCTCGTAAGTAGCAGGATATAAGTAAATTGAAAATGCATCAAATTCGTCATTACTTAGACCAACTCTATATGAGAACCTTGCTACTTCAAGAAATGCACGTTGCAATGACTTGAAAGGACGCAAAGCAGAGTTACCCCTGTTGTCAATAGCGTCTGACGCATCGAAATCGTCAGGGTTGACGTAGATAATCCGTCCCGTACGGGACGTGATAATATTCTTTAACCTAGTTAGTGACATTACTTATACGCTATTCCTATATGGTTATTTATTCGACAGTATTATGCACCGCCAAACACTCTAGTTGATAATGCTGTTGAAGCATCTTCAAATCCAATAAGATTAAATGAGTTATTAGCAGTTGTACTATTAACAATTAATCTCTCACCTGGTCCAACAACAATAGAAGTGATTCTATCAACTTCATTATTACCATTGGTAGTACCATTAACGAGATAACTCGCATCTTCAAGAGCAGTAGTTGCAACATCAACAGAACTTACAGTAACAGTAGATCTATTTGCAGCTAATTGTCTGGGTGCATCTCTAAAGGTATCACTACCAGCAAAATCAGGAGAATTAATACCCTTAATTACTTTAAGATCAGTTCCACTATAACTACGAACATATCCGTATGGTTGGACATCTTGAGCATTTACAGTAAATGTTGTACCTGCTGCGGTAAATGTATCAGCACCATTAGTCCATGTTCCTTTTACATTATAAACAAACATATCAAGGTATGTAAAAGTAGTTGATATTGTCAGATTACGTGTACTACCACCGTAAATATTATTACCAGCAGTACCAGTACCTCCATCATAAAAGTACATTAGTCCAGTTAATGTTGTATTTTGACTAAAGTCATATTGAATATAACCATTAGCACCATCACCTTCAGCACCACTCGAAGTCTTACCAGTGGTATATTCTGTACCATCATCAGCATTACCAGCAATACCATCTAATCCCCACTCACCATTAATATCAGTTGATAGTTTAAAATCTCTACCACTCATAGAGGAATCACCAACATTAAATCTATAAATCCTATCCCCAAATATTTGTAAATTATCCGTTTCGTAAGAATTGTAAGTACCGCCAGCAGTTGTAACAGAGAAAACCCAAGTTTGAACACCTGTTGCAATACCACCAGTAGATACAGTTGCTGTAGCACCACCAGAAGCAGTTATAGAATCACCATCAGCGAATTCTGCACCAGATCCATTAATAGTTGAAGGTCCAAGACTAAGTATAGTACCAGTTACATTGTAAATAACTGCTGTTGTTGTATCACCACCAGTACCTTTGGTTATTGTTTCACCAACAGTAAACGTACCAGTTACTGATTCAGTAGTAACGTTTCTAAGTAAAACATCTTTAACAAAATATTCTGTATAATCAGGTACTATAAAAGATTCAAAGAAAAAACTCTTTTCATTGTCATCACTTGTTATCTCATTTCCTGCCACTAAACCAGTAGCATCAGACATAGCGTTATTAACTGTTACTTTATATCCAGTAATTACATCACCTTCGTGAAGAAGAGCACCTGAACCAACAGTTAATTTTTGGTCATAATCCTTTATACCAACTTTATATGCTGAACCTGTTCCATCATTTGCGATAGTCAATACAGCACTTGCTGATTTATCAGTGTCAGCACCGTACAAAAGCACGTTGGTATTTGCTCCTGGTTTTGATTGTGCTAAGAGTCCTTGGTCTGCCATTGTTAATTAAAAACCTGCGTAAAAGAATTGTTGTAATCGTGTTCGTGAAGTTAAGTTTGCTGCACCAATACCAGCACCAAAGTTAACATCATCAACAGTAACGTTTTCCGTAGAAAGAAGAGTTGCGTCAGCATCAGGGAATCTAATTATCCTATTTGCCGTCAAGTTATCCACTTCAATAACAGCAGAACCGTTGTTATTATTTACACTCCTTATAGTAGGAGAGAAAATTGTCTTATTCTTTAGATCCTGAGCTGCTAACTCAACAACTAAAGTTGTAATGACGTTACCTGAATTATTTAGTAGAGATGTAGCTGGAAACTGATAATTTGTATTTGTTAATGCGTTCTGATTAGAAAGATTAAAATTAAGTTTCTTAGTTACATCAGTGCTGTCTTGAAGTATCAATCCACCAATACTCTTGTTAGTTAAAACCTGAGTAGCATCTGTTCCAACTAAAGTTAAACTTAAGTCAGGAATAGTTATTGTTCTATTACCTGATAAACCACCAGTAGAAAATTGAGCATAACTTGTACCAACATCTGCATTAGAAACAAATCTTGGATTAACAAGAGTCTTACTTAAGACTGTTTGCTCAGTTTTAGTATCAAGTAAAGTAGATGAAGTAGCAGTAGGTTCTGTTGCTGTTGTTACAGCACCAGCATCAGGTAAGAAATAAGATCTTCTAGTACCTGAAGTCGTTGGCCAATTAATTTGGAAGATTGCTTCCTCTGTGCCATCAACAATAACAAAGTTATCCTCATCAATAAGAACAGTTTTGTTTGTTAATGTTTGAGTAGTATCATCACCAACTATAGTAGTACCACTACCTTGAGTAATAGTTGGAAATGTAAATATCCTGATACTATTACCAGTTCCTACATTACCAACCTCAAATCTTGCTCTCGGACCTTGAGTATCTTCCAATACAAAAGAACCATCCTCAATTAAGAACTGACCTGTTACTTTAACAGCACCAGTACCCTTTGGAGCAAAAACTATATCAGTATTATTAGCAACATCATCAACAGCGTTTACATATAATGATGTACTACTGTTACCATTATCAAGTCGTGTACAATATAAACCACCATCTCCAAAAGCAACACCTATTTGGTCATAGGCATTCTGGTATAAACCAGTATCCCTATCAAGATCAAAGGTAAGACCAGGTTCCGCTTTGGTTCCCTGTGATACCCCTTTAAATAATTGATTTACTTTTGCTTTCCTGTTAGGAATCAATGGGTCAGATACAACAACAGGTAAAATTGCTTCACCCGATAGATTGGAGTCTGATATTGTTTCTAACTGTGATATCTTCTTAGTTGCCACGAATAATCATACCTTTGCTACATGTCTATTTAGCCATGTTAAGACTCATATGCTCATGGTCATTTGATTTAAAAGAATCATCAAACATAGGAACAATATCATCTAATTTGTATATACTTGTTAATTTTATTTTAGCATCTTTACATACTTTGTCTGCCTCACCTTCTTCTTGCCTATCTACGATACAAACTATATGGTCTACAAAATATCCAGCATCACGAATCTTTTCAGCAGCAAATATAGCAGACTTTGCAGTAGTGATAACATCTTCTAATATTGTTACTACAGTTCCTTGAGGTGGAAGTGGTCCTTCTAACCATGCTCCAGTTCCATGCCCTTTAGGTTTCTTACGAACTATTATACCACCAGGAACCCCAAACTTAAATGCACTCTCATCCCAAAATCTATGAGATGCCATAACAACACCACTAACTAATGGATCTGCACCTAAAGTAAGTCCAGCTACACAATTAGAACCAAGATGTATATGTTCTAATAATAAATTAGAAACTAAAGTTAATCCATCACCTCTTAAAATAACAGGTTTGCAATTAACATAGTGTTCACTTGTGCGACCTGAAGAAAGTTTAAACTCACCTTTACGATAAGCATAAGATTTTAACAGATCTTTCAATCTTCTTCTATTTTCTGTATAATTCTTCATAATAGAATAGCACCAATAATAAATCCTTTTGCAAAGCAAGCACAAAACATTTGATAGTTAGATAGTCCAAACTTACCTTGGAACTTAAATGCCCATCTTTTATCCCATTCCTTCAATGCATGAAATGTTCGTTTTAAACTAACCATTTTTATTTTCTTGTTTTATATCATACTCGATAGTAATCTTTTTAGATGTTCTACCAGTACTATCATATGTAGTAGATGTTGTTAGGGTTCCACCAAGTAATACAGTTAACCCTTCAATCTCAGACACTAAGTCAGTTGTTTTAGTCATGCTCTATCAAAATTAATGTTAAATGCTAAACTTACCCTATCTTCTTTTGTTTCATTAGTTGTTACACCATGATCTAAGTAAGCAGGGAATAATACCATTTTACCCACTTCTGCTAACATACTTTGCTTAAATGCATAATGAGCATAAACAAATGATGTTACTGAAGAAGGTGCAGGTGAACTAAAATATATATTTCCTTCTGGTTGAGTACCCCAAGGAGTGTCAAAAGATGCTATCTCTTCACTAGATGGTGCTTTGAAATAGTACACTCCAGATACATCACTATTACCATGATTATGTACATGAGCATAATCTCTATGTCCAAATTTAGACCACCAAGATTGTGAGATTGTATATTTTACATCCTCTATTTTAGTCTTACTACTCCTACCTCCATCCTGGGGAAATTTTATCCCTGTCATGTAATTACAAAGATGAAAATGGATTACTTGTTCAAATTCTTTTAATCCATGTTCAACTATAACATTACCAGAAAAAGTAGTATCTGACAACTGATGTGTCATCCCAAACTCTTCTTTATATGTAAAAGTAGTCTTTCTATAAGATCTACTGAGTTCTGTCTGAATTGCATCAAGATTATCTTTAATCCTAGTTGCGTATATCGGTGTCGAAAACGCATGGAACATTGTTCCACTAGGAAATTGTGCTACCGTTGAGGCTAGCATATTATCTTGATAATACTCAGGAACTTCACTCATCTTCAACTCTCAAATGATCTTTAATACTATCAACTAGTATAAGATTATCTATCTGCATCATCATATCAGCAATATGCTTACTAATATATGATTCTTCATTACGAGCAGAATACGCAAGTGCATTCTTCAGATTTAGTTGTGCTTCTCTAAGAGAATCTTCAACTTGTTGTGTCAGTGCCATAATCAGAGTTAGTTTTCTTTTTAAGTTTTTTGTGTTGTTTTTTTACTTGTTTTGCATAAAAAACATCCTTTTTGGAATACCAATCAGGATGTTCTTTTGCTAATTTTATTAATCTCTTTGCTGCTTTAAAGTCATTCATCTAACTGTATTGTGCCTTTCTTATCTCTTAGATAGGTATTTATTACTTCTATCTGGTCATGATAACGAGAGATCTTGTCTATTTCTACTTGAATTGCATCTGTTATATCTGAATGTTCACCTATACCAGCAGGATTACTAAGATATACTTCAACGTTTGCTCTGTGTCTTTCAATCTCACCTTTAGCATGGGCAGATATTGCTTTTAATAATTGATCTCTCATAGTAACATTTGATACGCTGGTTTATATAGGTAGAGGGCGTTCCTTCTAATCGGAAATCTTTTGTACTCCCTCTATTTGTTAATTGCTTTGCCTATTGTAGCAGAATTAAAATCTATGTCAAGTGTCATGTTAAAAGAAACTGATATCCTTTCTTCATCTGTTTGATTACTTTCCACATTATGATCCTGACATGATGGAAAAATAATGCATTGTCCTATTGTAGGTTCAAATGTAAATTGGTCCCATAGATTATTAGAAGTTTTAAAATTGTCACTATAACATACACTTTCTTGAAATCTTGAATAGTTGTTAGAATCATCAAACACTAAAGAACCTATATTTGGACCAGATCCCTTAACCCAAAATACTCCAGACAAATCAGAATTAGGATGATTATGTTTCATATTATAACAGTTAGTACCATTTATATTAATCCACATTGCACCAACTTCCATTTGAGTTCCTTTCTGAAGAATATCACCTTCAGACCATTTATTTAATCCCTTCATAAGAGTTCTACTTAAGATATTATCAAACCTAGAATAATGATCTTGAGATTGCCACCCTCCTCTATTAGATTTTTGTTTTCCTTCTGGGTCTATCCTTTGTTCACCATAACAATACTCCTCTATAGCATCTGCATCAAAATCAGGAATATCAAACTGATGAATCAGCATTGGGAAAAGTGTTATAAGATTACTCATTATAAAGTTTCTTCACGAATAATTTTGTACGTTTCTTTAATTGTCGTAAGCGAGCAGACGCTAGACGGGATTTGGTGTTGCGTCCTCGCTTTCTAGGAGTTTCATGGCTTTTAAGACGCATCGGTCTGCTCAGTTACTAGATGATTATAAGATATTTAGTTGGGATTGTCAACAAAATCCTGTTGGAATTCCTCAACTTGCTTCAGTACTTCCTCATCAACTGGAGGACCAGATTGAAGTACTGGTGACAACAAAGCAACCGCACCTTCTGGAGATTTAATTCTCCAAACAGTACGATTCCTTTCAGTCATAGTCAAAAGAAATTTGAGGTTTTTACATGCCTCTTCTTCTGTTACATCTTGAATGTCAGTCATTAGTAAATTCCACGTTTAATTTTGCATCAGATAAAGCACCTACCATGTTCCATGCGGTTTCCCCAGAGACCATGTTCTCATCACAAAAATATTGAATAGTATCCTCAAGTATTTCCTTGAGTTCTATTAGTTGTTGTTGTCGTAGTTCATCCATAACGATATTATACCACAGGTATTTTAATTTAGGAAAATAGAGGTGGCAGTTTGAGAAATGGCACCTGCAACTGAATTTATACCAATAGCACCCTTTGCCTTAATGGTTGCTGGTCCAGTCTTAGACTCCATACGAATAAGTCCATCATGTGCCATTACATTATAAGCACCTTCCATTACATTCAAATTAAATCCAGTTGAACCGCACTGCATAGAAACTGGTCCTGAAGGATTAGCAACTGTAAATCTAGGAACATTATCAGTTGTAGAACCACCAGGCATAAGAGCAAGATCTACAGAACCATGACATATTGTACTAATACCAGACTTAGTAGCAGCAGGATTCTTATTAATATTAATCTTCTGATACAAAGCAGTAGTAACCATTTCAATAGAATTATCAGCACTGATAATACACTCTACACCAGAATACTTCTGTAGTTTTGATGCATTTTCAAATTCTTTACCTGTAATAGATGTCTTAGTTGCTGCCATTCTTAAATTTGCTGCTTGCATTTCAAATGCAGCACCAGCAACATTCATATCAACGTCAGAACCAAAACTAATAACATGCTTTTGAATTTCTTTATTCTTAGGATGTCCATGTTTACTAACAGATTTTGGAGCACCTTGAGCACTAAAGAAGAATCCTCCTCCAACTTCAATATGACAGTCACCTGTTACCTTTAACCTATAGTCACCCTGAACTGTTCTACAATAATCATTATCAATAACCTTTGCATCATCTCCATGCACTTCTTCAGTTTTAGTTCCAGCCCAACTAATATGGTCAGCAAGTAAATTACCCTCATCTCCATTAGCAGCAGTACTAGGATGATATCTAACTGGGAATGAATCGAGAGATGTTTTTACAACTGTTCCTGTAGGATCTTTTAATGTCCATGCAATAGCAGCAGGATTTCTTTCCCATCCAGAACCAGCATTTTCAGTATATACATTGGTTATACTACCTTTAATAGTATGTGTACCTGCTTGTACATTCTCTATAGTAAATGTAGATGTTACATTATGAGATTGGAACATTGATGTCTGACCTAGAGTTACTCCATCCCATGAAATACTACCTTGATTATCCGCTTGAACATCAAAAGTATATGTTCCCTCAACAGTAACAACTACTTCCCATGTACCAGTATGTGTTCCTAGTAATGCTGAAGTATTAGATGGATAAACACCATAAGTTTTTAAGAAGTCACTCCATAAACCTTGTACACCATCTGGTAAATTGTCAGCAGATCTAACCCAAGCTGTCTGTGAAGACGTTGTTCTAGTTGATGCTGCAACTGCCTCTGCTGCTGCAATACTAACTTCATCCTCTGATAGATCTGGGAAGTCTTCTTTAATCTTTCTCTTAGCCATCCACTCTTGGTGCATAGCATTATTCAAACTTACTGAAGTATGTGTAGTACCATTCTCCCTCTTTATAATAGTTGCTTGACGACCAGGTGTACCAACATACAATTCAAATGAACCATTAACTTGTGTCTTAGCAGTAGTTAAATAAGGATCTGCTTCAGAGAATACAGAATCAAATAGTCCACCAGCAATAGTAGTAGACTCTCCACACTTACCTCTAGTCTCACCTCTAAGTACTGCTATGGAAGCAAATTCTTCAGGAGTACAATGAGTTACACCAAATAAAGGGAACCATCCAACATTATCTTCTCCACTTTTAGGTGGTCTAACACAACCAGATTCAGAAAACTCAACAAATAACTTTATTAGTCCAGTTAATGTATTAACGTCTTTAGTAAATAAATTAGTCTTCTCAGAGAATATCTTATTACCTGCTTTCCAGGTATCTAATACTTCTTTTGCATCTTGGTAATTAGCAACTACTTCTTCAGTTTGTGATACTACTGTAGTAAGATTATTCAATAACTTTTCAACATTACATATTACAATACTAATAACACCTTCAACACCCTGAGTAACAAACGTTGGTTTATCAATCAGACTACCTAAGTATGAATCTAAATTAGATGTTACAGTAGTTAATGGTGTATTAATAAAATCTGTTAGATTATTATCAATAGCACATAGACTAGATAATATTTTACTAACTTCTGCCTGTACTGTAGTTTGTATTACATAAGGTGCTCCAGTTGACTTATTCAATAAAACAGACAACTCCAAATCATCAATAAGAGTAGAGGTTGCTGTACGCATAGCACTAACAACTTGAGTGAATACAGTACCTAAGAAATTTTGTATCTTTGCAGTAAGTTCTGCATTTGTTACAAGAGTTCCAGTAATAACATTTAAATATTGACCATCACCCGATTTAACTAACAAACCTGCTTGGTCTGCAAGATCTTCTATAAGATATGATAATGTATAATCTAAACTCTTCCAAGGTCCACCAACACCATTAGCAGCAGGTATTGGTTTCTCAGGTTGTCTTGGTTTTTGAGGATTACCAGCACTACCATTAATACCTGGAGTCATACCAACATTAAGTGGTGACCCCTTACCTCCAATCTCTGTAGTTGTAGTTGCTGCAACTGTTGATACACTATTATTTTGCAATCCTGGTCTTCTAAAATTATCTGACCCAATACCATTAGGGTCTCCTGGTCTATTTGATGCAGGATTTATAGTTCCAGTACTACTTGCTTTCATACTTTCACCAGTGAAAGCAAATTCCTTTATCTGTCTTGATTCTGTAGCTTTATTAACACGCATAACACCAATTACTATTGGCATCTGTGCATCATCACCATCCATAAAGAATCCCATAACAACTGCACCAGGTTGCAACTGTCCTGAAGATTCTCCTTGCCCATCATTACCAGCTTGAGATGTATGTTGTAATACTGTTGCCCAAGGAAGATGGTCTGTCTTTAGATCTGCTGTAGTACCACCACGAACATTAGTATAGTATCCAAGCACACGAACTCTAACCCTACCCAATTCCATAGGGTCTTCATTATCTTCAACTTCACCAACCCACCAGAAAAATCCGTCTTTCCCTACAAAGTTAATATTATTCTCATTGATTATACCATCGATTGTCTGGTTCATTTTTATTAGGGTCTTATCATGTATATTTATTGAACTCTCAGGTACTTATAAATTTCATCTGCACCCCAGACAATCCTACCCTTAGAATCCAAAAATCTATCCCTCATAAAAAGTTTATGTCCATAGACACCAAGTTCAGCATGACCTGTTATAACTTCCCCAGTTTCATCCATGCTAGTATCAAACTTACCTAACCATGCTACACCATCAAATTTTAATACCATATCACAATCTTCATTGCGTTGCAACCCACTATAGGTTCCACCCCAATGTTCTAAAATAACTTCTTTATCCGATACCTCTACTAATTTCTTATAAGTTTTTAAATATGGATCATGAGGTGTTCTCCTACCCCAATGAATCGAATTTATAAACTCACCGTTTTGCTCCCATCTTACAGATACAGATTTGTATAAAGTAGGAGCTGACTGTGCTTGATGCTTATTAGACCAAGTTCCAAGTAACCATGATAAAAAATCTCTCATTAATCGTCATACACTAGGCACTCTGGCTCATCAGGATGCATTTCACAGAATAGTTCAATGGTATTAGGATCATGATGGTCACCAGCATTAATCTCTGCTATGTGATGCTCACGATAA